CAGAAGTTCTTGTTATGACTTCAAAAGTGTTTTGTGTAAAATCTGCACTAACAAAACCAGTGCCTCCACCTGGTAATGTAACACTAGAAAATAAAAATAAATCACCTACTTCTAATCCATGTGCTGCCTTGTTTACAGTTACAGTAGCTGAGTTATTAGTGGTCGTTAAAGTACACGATGTTATGTTTGTATCTAAAGGAGATATGTCATAAAAAGCACCATCATGATATAAAAATAAACCTTTGTTTGTTCCTATAGCTATATATCTTTTACCAGCTAAATCACTCCAAATGTGCATATCTCTTGCAACACCGACTAAAGTGCTAGATGTAGTTTGTTCCCAACCACCTATTTTTTCTGGAAAACCATAACGAAATCTTACATTATCACAATCAACCCACTTACCTTGTGCTCCTGTAGGTGTAACTTGTTTGTTTATTCCTCCAACAATTTGGATTTTACTAAGCATAACATTATCTTATGTATTCAGTTACAGTTGAATCTGATGTCCACCTATTTACTCTAGCTACTGTTTTTACTGTACCATCACTGTTTAATTCATTTGCATATAATGCTTTAAAAGCAGTCATATCACTTGCATTAGTGATTGCTGTTTCAATATCGTTACAATCTTTTCTTATAGCTGTTACATATGTTTTTACAGCATCTGGTATAGCTTTACTACTATCATAAATACTGCGTTCTACTAACCAATTAAATCTAACTATTAATCCATTAGCAGTAATTTTACATTCATTTTTAGCTTGTGTTTTTAACCCATAATTAATTACTTTGTTACCATCTGCATCTAATATATTATTACCAGACTCATCTTTAGCTTCTGAATCATCTAATGCTATATTACTGGTAGTATATTTAGTAGTAACTTTTTTATTAGAACTATCAAATGTGTATGTAGGTTGACTTGTTGTTTCAAACCTATCATCACCTTGTGTTCCTGGTTCTACTGTATAAATACCTATGGCATTGAGTTCATCCCAAGTCCATGCAGTAAATATTCTTCGAGAATGTCTTACATCATCTATGACCATATCTTTAGGTCTAGCAATTATCTCCTCTATTTTGTTATCCTTTATATAAGCCCACATATTATTTCACCTCCTAAAAAGTAT